CAGAGGTTTCTTCCGTAGTGGTCAATGCGATCCGTCTTGTCGGCGAACATCATGACGAAGTCGTCGTTGTACGGCTCTTCACGGTTGTTACGCCGAAAGTAAGTGCCCGGCAGCGCTTCCTGATTCAACCCCACCAGCGGCTCGCCGACCACGTTCAGCTTGTATTTCTCGTAGGCCTCGCGGACGCTGATGCCGAGACGATCGGCGACGGTCTGGTAAAACGCGGCGGGAAGCGCGGCGTTTTGCAGCGCGGCGTCGCGGGTCATCCGCCCGGTGGCGGTGATTTGCGCGGCGAAGTCGTCGCGGATGGCATCGGCTTCTGTCTGTTGCGCCGCCGCCCGTTCGGCGCGCTCCACGTTGCGCGCAATATCGCCTTCCAGTTCTGCCTGCCCGGTACTCTCCAGTTCGTGCAATGAGAGGCCGTCAGCGGTGCGCAGGTGCGGCGTGATGGCGTCTTCAAGCCCCTTGTCCGGCGCAATCTTGGTGAGGATGTCCGCCGCCGGAATTTGCACCGTGCCACCGGTCGCCAGCGCCTGGCGGATTTCGCCCACGCGGTCAGGCAAGGCTTCTTCCAGCGCCGCCACCAACCCGGACTGGTGCAGGGCGTTTCCGTCCACATAGTAGTGCCGGATGTCGGCGTTTTCTTCGATCTGCTCCGCCAACCCGCGGAAGACGTCCGGCGCGCGCTGGTTCAGTTTGCTCGCGCGCGCGGCATCGGTCATGGCGGTGAGGTTGTCCAGGTCGGCGGCCTGTTCTTTTTTCATGCCTTCGATGCCGAGGTGCGCGTAAGCGCTGGCCAACTCCGTGCCGCCGGTGGCGATTTCGGCGACGGCTTCCAGGCCGACGTCGCCCCAGTCGTGGACTTCGCCCCGGTCGGCGATTTGTCCGGCGGCTTCGCCTGCCGCGCCCATGCCCATGCTGGCGGCAATGCCCGCCCCGGCGGCGCTTACGTGGCGGCCGGTACGGCTGCCCCAACCGGCGATTTTTCCGGCAACGCCCATCGAGAGCGCGTCAAACAGGCCAACGGCGGCACCGCGCCGGTTGGCGGCGCTGATGATTTCGTCCACATCTGCCCCGGCGATGAGGTCGCGCACTTCTTCCAGGCGCAGGCCGGACAGTCCGCCGCGCGCCTGTGCCAGCTGCTCCAGGCGGTCTGCGATGGCGGCGCTCCGCTCGCCGATGTAGCTGCCCGCACCCGCAGCCGTCATCCCCGCGCCGGGGCCACCGCTGACGGTGGCGACGGTGGTGGCCGCCAATACCGGCGCCATGTAGCCCGCCGAGCCGGACACGGTCTGCGCCAAGGTGCGCGGGTTTTCGAGGACGTAGAAGATTTTGTCCGCGCCCTGCATCTGGCCGAGCGCTTCCATTTGCGCCTGTGTTCTGTCGGAGCGCGGCACGGCCGCAATGGAGGCGGCGTCTTCGAGGTAGTCGGCTATCGCCTGGTCGCGTTCGCCGCTGATTTCCGCGGGCATGCCTTCCCGTCGCGCGATGAGCTCCCGGTATTGTTGTTGTGCTTCCGGCGACAGTTTGTCCATGCCGCCTTCTTCGGCCGCGGCTTTTTCCAGCTCGCTGATTTGGTAGTGCAAGCCTTCAAAGCCTTCGCCCCGGTTGAACTGCCCCAGCTCCGCCTGCCGTTCTACCGCGGTTTTCAGGTCGCGTTTATTGAAGAAATCGCGAAAGCCCGCGAAAAAGTTGTCGCGGTTTTCTGCCAGTATGCCCGGCTGGTTGGCTTCGTAGCGCGCCGCCGCCTCTTTCTCCTGTTGCGCGCGCCGCCGCTGGCGTGCCTGGCTCACTTTTTCCAGCGAGGCGAGGGTTTCCATGTCGTCCTGCGCCAAGGTCGCAAAGTTCAGGCTGCGACGGATGGCGGTGGGCAGGATGGAGAGGCCGGAAAGGCTTTGTTCCAGCCCGTTCAGGCGGTGCAGGGCGCGGGTGTGGTCGTCCACAAATCCCGCCGGGGTGTTGGTTTCCTGCGCGATGCGGCGCAGCTCTGCCGCCTGATCCGGGTTGCGGTTGAAGGCTTGCAGCAGGTTGTCGCGCCGGGCAAGCGCGTCTTGTAATAGATCCATGCGTTATTCCTCGGTCGGGATGATGGAGACGTTCGGGCGCAGTTCGGCTTTGCGGTCGATACCGAGGCGGTACCAGCCGCCTCCCGACCAGAAACTCACGTCTTCTGCGGGCTGGATGAAGGTCTCTTTCAGGTCGTTGATAATGAGCTGGATGGCTTCGGCTTCTTTGATTTGTCCCGACAACACCGCCTGCCCGTAGTCGTTGATTCTCTGTTGCAGGATGTATTGCACCTGCGAGAGTTGTTCGCGATTGAGCTTGGTCTCGTTGTAGGGGTCGAGCAGGTCGCCGAAGGCGGTTTTGATGACGGCTTTTCTCAGGTTGTCGTCCACCTTCCATTGTTCTTTCGCGCCACGTCCTTCCTGCTTCGCTTTGGTGACGCTCTCCCATTTGGTGAGGAGTTTTTCCGCGTCGCTGCGGCTCAATTCCTTGTCCACCGCGTAGGCAAGCACCTGTTCGCGGCTTTTCTTTTCCAGCCAAAGCGGGTTGCTCGCTTCGATGTAGGCAGGCCAGCCGGTGCGTTCGCGCTCGCGCTCGTTGAAACCTTCGGTTTCGCTCGCCATTTTGCGCAGTTTGATGAGGTCGTCACTGTCCAAGGTTTCGCGCAGGGTAGGCGGGATGTCGGCCAACGTGCCGCCGCCCCAAAGGATTTCCGTGGCGGCCGTCAGGTTGGCGGCGCGCGCCTGCTCCTGCTGTTCTTGGGTTACGTCGCGTTCGCTGCGGTAGAGGTCGATAAACTGCGCGCGGCGGGTGGCGTCATCCGGGAAGCGGTGGTACGCCTCTTGTTTTAATTGCGCGTCGCTCAGGTAGCCGCGCCCTTCCGGTACGCCGGTCGGCAGGGAAGCATCCGGCTTGACGTTCATTTTGTGCGCCGCCCAGGCGATAACATCGCCGACGGTTTTGCCTTTGGCGAACACTTCCGGGTTGGCGCGCACGATTGCTTCGCCTTGCGTTTTGCCGTGAACGCGCAGCAGGTGGGCGCGCACGTCTTCATGCGGGTCAGCCTTGTACATGGCAATCGCCCCGCCGGAGCCGCGAAAGTGGGCGAGGTAGGCGGTCGTGTCATTCCACGGGACGCCTGCCGCTTTCAGCGCTTTTTCGTTTTTCTGCAAGTACCAGTCAGTAGCGGCTTCGGCGATGCGCGGGTCGCTGCGTTTTTCCAGCCATGCCGCTTTGCTCAAATCGCCGCGTAGTTGCCGCCCGATGGCGCTTTCGCCAAATTCCAGCCATGTGCTGTCGATAAATTGCGCCCGCCCGTAGGCGCTGGAGCGTGTGTTTTTGGCGTAGTTGTTATTGCCGGATTCCGCGCCGAAGAGTTTTTGCTTCACGCGCTCGCGGTTATAGCCGCGGTTGTAGGCGGCGTAGGCGTCGCCCGCCTGCGACGGGGTGAAGGTCTGCGTCCCCGCGCTCAAAGCGTCTTCCACCTGCGCGCGCACGTCGCGCTGTTCGTAGGCCGCCTTCAATGATCCGGCTGTTTTCACGGCATCATCCGCGCCCAGATAGCCCTGATAGCGCTCGCGCATCAGCGTCGCGCCTTCAAGGTCGCCGCTGTCGATGGCCTGATTGATGACGCTAGTCATGGCGCCGCTGGCCGCTTCCCGCCGTGCGTTCTCCAGCCATTCTTCGCCCATGCCGGATTTTTCCTGGATGCGCGCCAGTACCGCCTCCAGTTTCACCCGCCCTTCTTCGCGCTCCTTGTCGTTGCCGGTGGCGATGAGGTTCGCCGCGTTATTGAGCGCCGCCTTGTCGTTCGCTTTTTCGTAGTCGTCAAATTCCCGGTTGAGGTGGCTTTGGATGTCGGATTTTTGTTGCAGCCGCTTTTTCTCGGCGTACTCGGCAAAGGCTTCGCGCTGGCGGTCGTTGCCCAGTTGCTCCATGATGCGGTCGCGTCCGGCTTTGGCGCGCTCGGCGTAGATTTGTTCGAGGTTGCCGTTGCCGTCTTTCGGTTGCAGCGCGTTGTCGCCGTGGCGGTGTTTCCAGCCGCTGTCTTGGTTGTTGGCCTCGTCCAGATACAGTTCATCGAGTGCGTTTTGCGCCCATTCCACGCGCACGCGGTCGGCGCGCTCGCGTTCTTTCTGAGCGATGTCCTGGATGACCAGGCCGAGGTTGCTGATGCCCTGGCCGATTTGTTGTTGCAAGGCGCCCGCCTGTTTCGCCGCCTGGTAGGCCGCGTCGGTGTCATTCAGTTCGGCCTTGCGCACGCCGCCGGTGCCGAGGTGCGCGCCGTTGCCAAAGCCGCGTGTGCGCGCCTGCTGGTTCAGATCCGGCAGGCGGCCGATGTTGTGGGTTTGCGCTTCAACCGGGGTCAAGGCGACGCTGGGCAGGCCGCGCGCGCCAATTTCCAGTTCGTTTAACTTGGGTACTGTTGGCATGTCAGCTCCACTTCAGTTTGCCGGTGTTGGTCGCGAAACGCGATTGTTGCGGGTTCATCCCCATCGTGCGGTAGTAATCGAATCCGCCGCCGCCGCTTTGTCCGCCGCTGCGGTTGCCAAAGGTGCTGTACCAGCTTTGCGCGAATTGTCCGGCGTTGCCGAGGAGTGAGCCGAGCAGCGCGCCGCCGGGACTGACGCCGCTGTTGTACACCGGGTTTTCCGGGGTCGGGGTAACGTACTGGCGGCCGACGTAGGGGCTCATGTCCATGGGTGCGTTGTACTGGGTGCGCACGCCACGGCTGCCGTAGTACTCGCCGTGGATGGTGGCTTTGTTCGCCTCCGCCATGCCCGCCTGCGCCAACTGGTTCAGCATTTGTGTTTCGTGGCCGAAGGCTTCGTTCAGCGCGTTTTGGCGCAAGGTGTCGATGTCAATATGGCGCATCAGGTCGGCGCTGTCCATCAGCTCCTGCGCGCTGCCTTCGTCCAGCACAACGCCGTTGGCGGCGAGCGCCGCCCGTGCCGATGCTTTTTGGTTACCGGCGCGCAGGCTGTATTGGGCGATGGCATGGTCGCCCGCGTGTCGCGCGCCAGTCTTGGCAAAGTTGGCGAGGTTGGCATTAACCCGCGCGATGTCCGCCTGGTGTTGCAGGTTGTTGCGCTGGATTTGCGCGTTAATACCGCTCATCGCCTCTTGGTGTTCGAGCGCGGCGCGGTCGTATCGCCCCTGCATACTCAGCGCTTCGGCCTCGTAGCTGCCCAGCAGGTACTCGCGTTTGGCCGCAAACTGGTCGGCGGCAAATTGCCGGTCTGCCTGGTATTGGTTGTAGGCGTTGTTCAGCCGCGTCTGCCAGTTGCCCATGATTTGCTGGTGGCGGAAGTTGAGGCGGTCGGTTTTTGCCTGGCCGTAAGCGCCGAGGGCGGATGTCAGGTAACCGAGGCCTTGCATGCCAAAGCCGAAGGTTTCCGGGTTCATAGTGCAACCTCCAGAGTGAGTGAGACGAGGGAGAGCGGCAGCGGGTCGCGCTGCTGGATGAGGATTTGGCCGTAGTCATTCCAGTCGGGGCGGACGATGATTTCAATCTGCCCGGTCTTGAGGCGCGGCGGTGTGCCGAGCGGTTCGGTGGTGCGCTGTTTGTGTTCAACCAGGCGCCCTTCCTCCGGCCCCGCCCAGATGCCGGAGGTCTGGATGACGTCCAGCCAGACTTTGTTCACGTTTTTGGTCAGCCCCCGCCCTTTGCCGTTGTCGATGTCGCCCACCACCGGCAGGGTTTGTAGTTCGGCCAGGTAGGGCAGGCCGACGTGGATTTTTTTCGCCGCGTGTTGCAGGTGGATTTCGCCATTCGTCACGGTCTGCGGCACGTGAACCGCACCGTCGGCGAGGATGCTCACTGTCTTGCCTTCGAGGTGGCCGAGTTGTTTCAGGGTTTTCACCGGCATGCCGTTGTAGGACAGGCCGGAATCCACGAAGAAGGCGTTTTCTTGTGCGCCGAAGGCGCGTGACTCAAGCCGCTCGATGTAGCGCTTGGTTTGCCCGTTGATGTTTCTGCGCACCGCGACGTAAAGCATGTCTTCGTCGCCTTCCGCCACCACCGCGCAGGATTCAAAGGCGCCGTTGGTGTCGTGCCAATGCCAGGCGCCAATCTGCTGTTCGGGGACGTAGGTGTTGGCGAGCAGCCGCCCGTCGCTGCTGATAAACCACACCAGCGGCAACGGCGCTTTGCCAAAGGCCATATCGACGATGCGGTAGCCGTCAAAGAGGTGCGGCGCGCGCAGCGAGATGTCGGCGGTAATAAAGCCGCCCGCGTCGCGCGAGTAGGCAAGTTCGTGTACGTGGCCGCCCCTGGCGGCGCAGTAGATGACCGAGCTATTGACGATGACCGGCTGCACGTTGTTCGCGCCGACGTAGCTGTGCGGGCTAATGGAAATCGTCGTGTTGGTGAGCACGTCGCTGTTCTGCGTGTTCACGTTCCACTCTGCCGAGCCGGTGAGGATAAGCAGGTTGGTCAGCGGTACGATGTGGCGGATGGGGCTGGCTTCGCGTGCGGCCACGCGCACTTCTATCCGGTCGTCATCGCGCGAGGGCGTTGAGTAGCTCATGTCGCTTTCGGTGCCGCTGCGCGTCATCCATACTTTTTGCGGCTCTGCCGCCGTGCCTGCCAGTACGCGCCGCTGCTGGAAGTAGGAGACGGCCGAAGGGTAGTTGTCCGCCTTGTCGAAGACGTCTTTGTATTTCGGCGGCGTTTTCGCCATGTCCGGCGAGACACCGCGGTCTTCAAAGCTCGGTTCGTTGGCATAGCCTGCCAGGCCGAACATGCCCGACTGCCGCTTGTACACGAGGTAATGGTCGGCACCATCCACCGCTTTCCAGGTCAGGGTGTTGCTGTTGCCGGGGGTATAGAGGTCGTTGGTGACTTCCACCTCCGCGCTTTCTTTGCTCTCCACCCCGTCTTTCACCGCCGTCACTTTGTAGCGGTATTTGAGGTCGATTTGCTGCACCCCGGATACCGGCGGCACGCGCTTCGCTTCCGCCTTGAGTTCGGTCGGCGGCTCGAATTTCGGCACGAAGGATATTGGCTCCAGCTTCCAGTTGGTCACGCCCAGACGGCGTAACTCCTGCGGCGGGTATTTGGGATGGACGAGGGTCAGCACATCCGCGCTTTGCACGTGGTGGATGTCCATCAGGTGCTCCGCCGCGTAGGGGGTGGCGATTTCGTAGGGCGCGTTGCCCTCGTAAATGGTCGCCGCGCCGGTGTGGAAGCGCGCGTACTTGTCGCCGAGCTCGATGACCATCGTTTGTTCACCGCTGAAGGTGAAGGGGATGAGGCGCACCCGTTTGGCAGAATCTTTCACCTCATGCACGAAGCGCAGCCCGGCGCGGTTTTCCACCATGCCCTGCGGGCGCACGATGCAGTTGCGGCAGCGGGCAAGACCGTTGGCATAGCCGACGTCATCGGCGCGCCCCCACATTTGCGGCGCGATTTCGCCGCCAACAAAGGCTTGTTGCAGGAATTTGGCGTTGCTCATGCGCGTCCCTGTATCCACGGGGTTTGCGCGCGCGGGCGCACCTTCCGTTGCTTGCTGTCATGGCTGATGGCGAGCCCCAGATAGTTGGCGTAAGCAGCCTCGCAACTCTTCACTTCTTTCGATCCGGCATCCCACTTGCGCACCGGCCCCGCCAGCATTGACGCTAGTTTCCACGCGAGCGCGGCAACAAAGGTCGCCGGGAATAGCGCCGGGTCGTCAACCTTGGCGAGATAACGCACCACCGCCTCACGCTGGTCGGTGAGGATGTGGATTTGTCCGTCTGCGCGCTCAATCTGGTAATCCGCCGTCACCGCCTGACCGTTTACCTCGTAGTCGTCCGACGCATTGGGCGGCAGCACCGCGAATACCCTGAGCGCGTCATGCGGCATGGCGTAGTGATACGCCCAGGCCGGGTCTTTATCAGCAAGCAACGCGGGTTTGACGCGCTTCGTCGCAAAGCCCCACTCGTGCGCCTCCATTACTATCTGCAAGGCGAGTGGCCAGTAGGTTTTGCAATGCTCGGCCTGTGCGCTCCCTTCCGGCGGGTCGATGGAAACGACGGTCGCCCGGTCGCCGAGGTTCGAGAGCGCGAGGTTGCAGATGCCCACCACCGAGAACATGGCCTACTCCCGCTTGCCTTTACCGGGTTTTGTCGGGGTTTCCGGGGTGGCTTCCGCCGGGGTGGC